CTAGCGTTGCCGTACACCCAAGCGTCGTCGCACACCCTAGCGTTGCCGTACACCCAAGCGTCGTCGCACACCCTAGCGTTGCCGTACACCCTAGCGTCGTCGTACACCCAAGCGTCGTCGCACACCCAAGCGTCGCCATCTTGCGCTAAGTTATCTTCTTTTTCCACATATCCACCAAGTTCACCAGCTTCAACACTTCCAAAGCTAATTAAAGCCTTAATCCTAAATAATTTCTTGCCCCATTGTTCTATAAACTCTGCTGTCAACTCATACTTTTTCATAGTTACCGCTCCTTTAAACTTTAGCTAAATCACCTTGACGACATGCTGACCGTTTTGGTACTACATCAGGCACTAACGGATGATATTTATAACACCGTTCACGATCAGCTACCACATAAGTAAATCCGCTTTCTTTATCTACCCTCAAAAACGGTTGATGTCCGCTGTATGGGCAATCAACAGTGTTAATACATTGCCTTTTCCATTTCGGCCCTTACTAAACTTACTGCCTGTTTTTCTACCTCGTCTGCTATTTTATGGTTATATCTTGCGTCCAGATAGTCATAGGCTTCCTTTAAAATTTCTTCGTACCATTTCATTTGTTTCTCGCTGCCTGTTACCATGTATTCACTCCCTTTCTTTGAGGTGTTTCCCTTACCTCTTGACTATATTATATACCCCCCTCTGTATATTGTCAACAGTTTTCTTGAAATATTTCAAAAAAAATACAGGGTGTTTGCCCTGTATTTGGTTTTATTCGTCGGGGGGTATCAACGGTTTCTGAATCGCGATTTCTATCTCGTCATTAATAGGCGCTTCACTCAAAACCGTATACGAAACTCCGTTCATCATATAGCCTGCTGCGCCGGCTTGAAACCAGAAGCCGCCGGGCGACAGCGTAAAATCTGCAAACATTATTACCCCCGAGTTGTCTGTAAAACCGAGGTTCGCTATAAAGGCGTTGAATTCGTCGTACAAGCTTACCATAGCGTTTGCTACAGGTTGCTTTGTATCATAGTCGATAACGGTTATCACCAAACTTGCCGGGCCACTTCCCCCCCCAGATGTATAAACTAACAATCTGCGGTTAAGCATAATAAGTTTCACTCCTAACTGTTGTTTATAGTTACATCTATTGTTTGACCTCTGCGAGCGTCTAGGTAATTAAACAACGTCTGATTCTGCCCTAACTCTACATAGTATTGCGTCTTCCCGCTTGTGTAAGATATTTTTGACAGGTTATAAGTCGACCCGCCTATAACCGTACTAAGTGCTTGAAACTTGCTTCTTGTGTCACCCGTTAAGTCAATTTCTAAAGTGTTTATCATAATCTGACCTGTATTTGATACAATAAATACATTTAGTCCGAATGCTACTATTGGGTAATCTTGGTACGTGTTAGGGTTTATGCTACCCATTGCAGTACCCGATGTAAAATATCCTAGTGTATATGCGCCCATCTCGACATTATATAAATATCCGATGTTAAGCCCATAATCGTGATTTACAACGTTACCCCCCAGCTCCGTTGAATAAGAGACGTCTAGTAAACACAAACTTGTCACTCCTTTCGTTAGTAGTCAGTCAAGTTCGGCTTTACGGCATTTATACGCTGCGAATATCTTATAAATACACTGCCGCCTGTTCCGTCTATTTCACTGCCATAATAGACCGTGATACGATAAGTTTTCAGCGGCGTGACGCCGATATAATTCGTAGCGCCTGCGCTGTCTGTTTCCGAAGCGCTAAACCATGTTTTACCGCTAAAGTTTGAATACATACTGCAATAGCAAGGCTCGCCAACTATGCTGCCGTTTATTCCGCCACCTACGTAAACTACGTTTACGCCGGCCGGGATAATAACATCAAACGTGCCGTAAAAACCGCCTTCATCTGCTGCCGTTGTATGCCATAAGTCAGTATCTACATCAGGCAGCGGTGGGGCAATGTCCCCCCCACATCTACAAACAAGCGTCTAGTAAACACGTTACATCACCCTTTCATATACTAATAACCTTAACGTTAAAGCCTATTATTTCGCCGGGGTTACCTGTTATCCAGTTCCACAGCTCCGGGGCTCCGGCGTCTGTGCCAGTTACGTAATATATCTGCCCCCACGGTGATATATCGTACCAATGGAAAGTTACGGCCGGTAAGGATAATTCCGGGAAAGTGAAAACGAGATTTCTCTTTTTAAACGCCGTGCTAGGCGCAGCAGACATAAATTCAAATTGAATCATGTTTTCTGAAAGCGTCTGTGCCGCAAATTGGGTTATTAATACGTCCGGCTCTATCTCTAAAATGGTAATAGTATTCGGCTCCATTGTGCCTACGTTATCATCACGGTTATAGCCTATATATCTGCTGCTGGTGCCGCTTGTCATTTTATAAGTCGGAAGTTCGCTACCCCCCGGATGTGCTGACAAGTAATCGGCGATTAAACACGGTATCACTCCTTTTAGAGACATATTGTCCCCATGAAAATCACGGCTGCGGCATTGCGTCGCTTATCTCGCAAGGTACAGTATTGCCGACGTTGGCCCTGAAAAATTCATAAAGCTGCTTAGTTAATTTTTGGTCGCTGTCAAACAAATACACTGCCATATTGTCAAAAAAATCACTGTTGTATAATTCTACATCCGGCAACGGTTCCCCCGCAGGTGTTGCAAGACTGACCATTAAACTAGTGGGAAAATTGTTTCCTTCCCACACGATATGCGTATACATACAGCTGTACAGTCCCCCTATCCCGGTTATATACAGGCTTTTTACAGTTCCTTGATAGCCCGAAATGGTGAGAGGATTAGGAGTTATGGCCCCGTATGTACCCCCCTTGTGCCGTCGCTGTAACCGTAGTACAGGTCATTAGTCCCGACCCCAATGGTAAGAGCGGTGGCTGGTATATCTTTGGCAGCGCCATATATCAGCAGTCTTCTGTTAATCATCGTCGCACCTCTTAACGTATTCGCTCGGCCTGTCACATGTGCCTTTGACATTGCAGCACCCGCAAATAAAGCCGCCCTCTGGACCGTAATACTTGCAGACGTGGCACCAGCCGACGTATTTAATTCTAAACATCTTCACCACTCCCAGTTGTCAATTATCGCTTTACAACTCAAATATCGCTATCATATTTGAATACATTCAAAAACGGCCATTATCTTTAAAAATCGCCCGAAATCAAAGGTATTCGGCAGATTGCTTTACTTTTTAAAGGTTTCTGTTTCCAGCAGATAAGCGATACCGTAAATAACCGCAGCCGAAGCTGTTATAAAAAATATGTCCATCATGTACCCCCATTATACCAAAAACAGCCCATTTTGACATTTTCAATTTTCGAGATGTCAAAATAGGCCATTTTTACCATTTCATCTACATAGATAATTTTGAGGTATTTATGCGTAATTTCCTGGACTTTTACCCGCAAATTATGCATACAGCTTAAACAGGACCGCCAGAAGTTCCGTCGCCACTTTCAACATTAGTGTGCCTGTGCGTACCGAACTCGATACCGGCGATAGAAGCGCCTGTTGTTACGTCAAGACGCTGCTGTGCTTTGATATTGCCCTGTACGGTCAAGTTACCTGTAATGGTAGTATTACTATCTATCAGGGTGTTAGCCGTGCTCACAGTGACTTGTGACGGTCCTGTGATGTTGATATTGCCGTCCGGAAGAACTTGAATATAACAGCTCGGCGTTTTGTTCAGAAAGCCGCCAACGTAAAAGCCATCAGAGATATCAAACATCCGGAATGTACCCGGCTGCACCGGCTCGGTGATACCTACATCGACGTTGGAAACATCCTGCTTGGCGAATACCGCGAGGCCGATATCTCCAACAACCGGGTCGCAAATCACTGCCGCCGCGCCGCCCTGAATGCGCAGATATGGCAGGCTGTACATCTGCGCTGGCTGTATGACGTTGTTCTCTGCGTCCATAGAACAAGTTAAGGGCAAGACGTCAACTCGCCCTGTGGGGGCAATTCCGCCCGCCTCAACGGCCTTTACGATAACCGGGAGTGCCGTGTAAAGGTTGCCGCCCATAAACGACCTAATAAAGTAATCCAGCTGATTATATTCCGAATTCCCGGAATACGGCGTCCGGGTCGATTGTACAGCGGTCGGGTTACGCTGCTGCTTAACTGGCGTAGTTGGCATGTCTCCTCACCTCTCTAGCTATACTGATTGTTCTGCACAAATACGGCTGAAAAAGTGCTGTTCCATGCCGCTGTGGCGCTGGTATAGGCTTCGAGATTGTGCGTAACCTTCGTTACCTTCCAAATTCCCGACGCTTTGGGCACCTCGCTGCGCACGTCTATCAGGCCGCCGATGTCGATGTTGTTGTCAAAGATAGACGACCACTCTAAGCCGTCCTGCGTGAAAGACGGGTAGCCGCGGCCGCCGGTTTCGGCAGAGATAACAACGGCGTTGCCCGTCTTGTTCGCCCCGCTCGGAATGGTTGTAACTGTGCCGTTTTCAATGAATACCTCGCAGTCAATCATTCTGGCCAGCTTGTATATCTTCTGAATCGGGCTGCCGTTTATCGTGGTATTCGATATCTGGCCAGATACGCCCTGATTTTGATAAACGTACTCTGCTTCTGTGGCGAACTGCTGGAACAGTGATGTAACGTCCGCCCGGCCCTTTATTCCTGTCGGTTTAGAAGGCAGCAGGGCGGCGTAAATTCCGCTGGCCGCACTGACGCGAAACTTGACATCAGGTGTGCCTGTGTAGTCCGCCCATGCAAGTGTAAACTCGCCCTCAAAGCATTTAACCATATTCCCGCCGTTGGGTCCGACTTCGACAAGAATTAAATTCTTCTGTGACTGCTGTGGCATAAAGCCTAAAGTAGTGGCGGTGGCCATTACGTCCGGCGGCAGGCCTGCTATCCATAAATCAAGCGTCGTTTTGTCGTCGCCGCCCGGTTTAACAATCGTTGCCCCGGTGGCCAGTCCTTCAATGGTGATAGTATTGTTGCCGCCTGCAAACGTCCCCTGCCGAAGTGTGATAGTCGTCCTGATTGATTTTTGCGTAAAGCTTCCCATTTATGCAATCTCACTTTCTGGAATGTAAACCAGCTTGTAGCGTGTACCTATCTTTTCCAGCTCAATCTGACTGTTGTGTCCGTCTACGTCGACAAACATCAGATTTCCGCTGAAATTTACTTTTGGCTGTTGTATAATCCATTGACTACTCATGCAAATAGCGCCACGGCAGACTATATCAGTACCGACGTCGATATCAGCAAACAGCCAGCCATAACGCCAGTATAGCCGTATTTGACAAATCTGGCCGCCAAGAGTAACGCTGAACTTCTGGTCAGGTATGGCAGAAAGCGGGATAACCTTGTATCTGCTGTTATCTGGATTAGAATTAAGCGCCATATTTCCACCGCCTTACCATGATTTTACAATAGCCCCAATGTCATAAAGCGTACTTGTTAGCTCGTCGTTACCTTCTTCGGTGTTCTTGCTGCCCGTGTTCTGCGTCGACGTGTCACTAGGATTTTCTGCGTCGCTGGTAGTAATCGCACCGCCCCCGGAGCTTACCACAACATCAGAGTAGCTGCTTTCAACCTCGCGGACTTCAATTAAAGCAAGGTCTACAATAAGCTGGCTCGTAGCGCCGTTTTCCTCAAATTTATACTCATAACTCAACAAGTTCAGGTTTTTGTATTCGCGCAGCGGCGTGACGATTGAAAACGTCTCTGTGCTGGTCCGCAACGCTTCCAGCGTATCAAGTACCTTCTGCAAGTCGGCAGGGCTTTTGCTGGACTTGGCCAGCGTAACCGTGCCTTCAAAGGGCATTATTGTTTTATTGTATGCGACAAAATAGCCTTTTTCTACCGGATCATAGGTAACATTGCTATCACCTTTAAGTCGCCAGCCAAGAAAAGACGAAAAGTCAGTTAAGGTAGTACCGCGGGTATCCGCAAGCAGCCAGTTTGACCATTCGTTTTTTAGAAAGTCAAGTATCTTAACTGTCATTAGTCGTTCCCCCTTGTCCCGGTGGCAGTACCCCAGTACAGGCCGCTGTTTTTATTAATGCCTTTACCAATGTCGGCGGCTATGCCGTCTGCGTTGGTTGCTTGGGTGTGAATATCAATCTTGCCGATTTCAAGTGTCTTGTTGCCGCCCGCTCCGGCACCTGCCAGCTGCGGCGTGATAGGTGTAAAGAACTGCTCATATCGACCGCCCAGAAAGTCTTTGACGCCGTCCAGAGAGGGCAAGTTGTCAATAATCTTTTTCAGCGTGTTCCATGCGTTTTCAAGCGGCGTAATAAAGTAGTCGTTGATAAAACCGCCTATAGCTTTAAACGCCTGCGCTGCCGCCACACCAAGCCCGGCCACAAGCACAAGCACGGAATGCAGTATCATCCACAGGCCTTTTAGTATGGCCTTTAAGACTTCCCACGCTATTTGCGCAGCAGTCTTTAAAAAGTCCCATGCGCCCTCAATGGCCGCCATTACTTCCTCGCCCGTGCCTAGCGTCTTCCACAGGCTTTCGAACTGGCTCTTACCGCCCTTGGCGTAGACATATAAGTCCTCTAGTATCAGGATAAGCCCGACAATGGCGGCGATAATCCACGTTATAGGGTTCGTCATTATGGCGATAAACAAGCTCCACAGGGACGGCAGGACTACAGCGCCAATGACTAGCGCTATACCGGCCAGCGCGATTTCAAATGCAAGACTGTGTTTCTGTATAAAGACAAATGCCGATGTCATCGCTTTAGCCGCTTCCGTCAGAACTGGCGCAAACATCCGCATTACAGGCAAAAAAGACATGTTCAGAGTTCTAGCGAATCTGTCCATAGCGTCGTTATAGTTGGCGGCGATAACGGTATCCTCTTTTTGGAAAACGCCAAGTTCCCGCTCGTACCTGATAAGGTCCTGCATACCTTTTTTGCCCATCTGTAGCAGGCCTATCGTGCCTTCATCCAGCTGCAAGCGTTTCAGCATACCGCTGGAAGTCGCCTTGTCCATGCCTTCAACGGCTTCGGCGACGTCGGTCAATACGTCGAACACGTCGCGGGCTTTCCCGGCGGCGTCAAGTGTGGAAACGCCCATGCTTTCAAAAAAGGGCAGCAGTCTGCTTTTTCCGGTTACGGCAATTCTTTGCAGCTCACTGCCTAATCGTTCGGCCGTGCCATAGAACGCCTCAACGCTGCCGCCCGCAAGTTTAGACGCCGTGGCCCACGATTGCAGCTTCGGCACGTCTGCGCCTATGCGGTCAGCTATCTTGCCAAGTTCATCAGCGACGGCCGTCAGGTTTTTAACCTCTGACATTATGAAGCCGACGGAAGCAAAGGCTCCCAGTTTTGCAATCGCGCCTGCCTTTATCCGGTCGGCAAAGCTGCTAACTTTGCTTTCAGCCTGCTTTAATCCTTTATCTAGGTCGGTATTATCCATTTTTACAGCTATCAGCAATGAATCAATTATATTAGCCATACTATACCGCCTTTACTTCAATTCTTGGACTTGGCTTTTTTCTCCATGTCCTTATACATCAGGTTTTCGTTGATGTTGTTTATATAGATTATCTCGCACATGTCCAGCAGGTCCTCATAGCTGTAGTAGGTTTCAAGCTCTTTGAGGGTCGCAAAGCGCTGTGATATCACCAGCGCGGTCATGTTAGATACGTTTACGTATTTTTTGAGAAAACTATATCTGCCGACTTGCCCATCGTATTCGTCGGGGACTGGCCGGCGGCTAGAAAAAAATCGAAATTTAATTTAAACGCTTCAACGCGCAGCTTCCACAGTACCCGGAAATCTTCAATAAATCCGTCTACCAGTTCCGGTGTGCAGGGTGTTTTGACGCCGCTTGTCGGCACATAGGAGCAGCAGGCAAGCAAATCATCAAGAACTTTTTCAGCGTCGTCTACGTCAAGCTTTCCAAGTGATGTAATAATACTGCCAAAATCTAAGTCTTCTAGTTTTAATTCGGTGATAGGTTTCCCGTCGGGGACGTTGATAGAAGTAGCAAAGCCGCCGTGAAGCAAGAGGGATAATGCCCGCATAAGCCAGCGCTCTTGCTTCTTGGCGGAAAACTGTGTAATCTCAAATTGAAGGTCGCGCCCCTGTCTTTCATCTCTCACCATAACAGTAATTGTTTTTCTCATTTTTCTTCTCCCTTATAGCTCCATTAGATACATTTTTCAAAATCAAACGCGAACGTTACAGGGTCTAATACCTGTTTTAAGTCCGGCAGTCTCTTTGCCGTGGTCAGATAGCCGTTGGCATAAGTGTATGTCTTGGGCATAGACTTGATGTTGATAATCAAACTGACTTCGAAGGGTGTCATTTGATTTTCGGACGCCGCAATCAGCGCTTGGAAATACGGCAGTGACGGGCTAGACGGTTCAATTGTGATATGCACCGTCTTTTTAGACGGAGTATAACCAGCACTCAACTTGCCGTCGACGCCCATTCTGGTAACGGCTAGAGTTTCCTCGTCTTGGTTGATTGCTTGGTCAGTAGCGAATCCCTCAACAGCAAAGCCGACGGGGAAAAGGTCATTTACAATCATAACCGCCGTAGCGTTAGCAGATGTGATGTTGCTGCTCATAGTCTAGTTTCCCCCTTTATACTACCGCTGTGAGCGGGAATTCAATTTTATTGACGCTGCCGCCATAGGTGTACCATACAGAGATGTTTGGCGTTCCTCTGGTTGCCCTTACTTCCGGCGCCGGGTCAGTTACTCTGATAACAAAACCGTTGGTATACAGCTCGGTGCTGATGTCCTCGCCTGCCTCTTGATACAGCTGCGCTTTTTGCGCTTCGGACAGGCTAACACCGGGGTCGATTACGCCATTTGTGAGCGCTCTGTTAATCGGGTCTGTCAGCCATGCTTTAATCATGGTATAGCCACGGTCTACATATGGCAGGCGTTGAGTTTGCTGCATACCGTTCAGGCAGGCAGTCTGCATAACGTTTTGCAGCCAAATCATATTGATGTAAACATCAACGAAGCCATAGCTGCCGCCACTCATAGCGCCGTTGTAGAAGATATTAAACTGCTCACTTCTGGACGCATAACGACCGTAGAAGTTGACTTTGTTGTCCAGCAGGCTTGCCTGTGTCTGGTCGTCGGTACAGGTCGGAGCAAGTCCACTCTGTGTCTTGAACGCCCAAGAGATAGCACCCTGTTCACGGTTCCAGTCGATAGAAGCCGCGCAGCTCATAACGAACACAGATACCTCGCCATTGTCATAGGTATTAATAGTGCCCTCGTAATCGTTGAAAGCCAGCTGGCCGGGCAGAGACTCTGCACCGCCGGCAATTTGGCCAGCGTCCATGCTGTATGCGCAGTAGAGGAACTTGTTCAAGTTGCTGTTGCTCCAAGCTGCCAGTTCTAAGGCTTCCTCTGTGCTTGCTTGGTATACGGTGGTAAAGCTTACCCAGTTTTCAGACTGTTTAACAGCTGCGTTCATGGTTTGGGTCGGCGTCATTTTTGCCGTGCCTTGGCTTACCACAGCACCAACTGCGGCGGTAAGGCCAAGTGCAGCAGCTACGTCTGTTCCCAAAGCTTCTACGTTGGTCCCATTGGTCACATAGGTCACGCTGGAATCATTGCCAGTAGTATTGGAGACAATGCGATAATTTTTCTGATCGGTGTTGAAAGTGACTGTTGTCCCGGTTACTTTTGCCTGAATCAAAGCCGCGATATCGCTTTGAGTTTTAGCACTGGAAAAGTCCAGTCCGGTTACGGTTATCGGCGTACCGTCTACAGAGATAGTAAATCCGCCCTCTGTGATTTTTTGCAGGTCGGTTACTCCCAGTGCTTGGCTGCCTATTAAGGCGCCTGCGATAGCTTCATCCGCACGGCGGAAGAAATAAAGCGTGTTAGGTTTCTTGCTGCTGTTCGTGAAGCCTAAGAAGTAAATAACCGCAAGACGATACTCGTCGCTGTCATAGCCGAAGTATTCGCCTACTGCCTGCTGGCCAGTAAAGCCCATAAGCAGCGGATACGGCATGATAGCGTTTTTAGTAAGCAGAACGCCAGCAAGTTCTAACTCTGTGGAACCAGAAGAAATAACGCGCGGCGTGATGTTTACAAGTCTACTTGCAGGAATAGCCATTTATTAGATACCCCCTTTAATTAGTTTGTTGGCGGGTGATGTACGTCAACGTTTTCCAATCTAGTCACACTTGCCCGCTCGAAGTATTCGACTTCGATAGAATATGTTGACCACATAGACAAGTGCAGTTTGACTTGGAAGCGGTTGATAAACTGATTAGTGTCGTCTACGTAAGGCAGATACACCATGTTTTCAGCGTACAAAAGGCCAATGTCATAGTTGTTATGAAAAAAATCGGCCGCATAGGCGCTACGGCTCAAGGTTTCTAGTCCTTCGGCCCTGCTCCGTGAACGGTCGATATCGGTATCGCAAAAATCAACAGTTACAACGTATTCCCGTAAAGTGGCCGTGATAACGTTACCTTCCGGGGTAACTTGGCTTTCACCTGTGTTTGTCCCTATACGGCGCGTCTGGCTCAAGTAAAACAATGTGTGCTCCCGTTCATCGCCGGGTAGCGCCATGTTGTTCTGGTTACCCTCAAACACGCGCTGCGGGTCAAGCGTCGGCCGCATGTACTTTAACAGAAACTCGGTAACTGCGACGTTTATTTTTTTTTCTACATCAGATACAGGCATTTAGTTTCCCTCGCCTTCGTCGGGTTCTTCCGGGTCAGGCTCTGGCTCCGGCGCTGGCCGTGTTTGTAGTACCGGCGGCGTCACAAGTTGGGTGATTTCAAAATTCGCCCACCCTGCATGTGCTGACCAGTCTTCAAGCACTTTGGAGATGTGCCAGTAGGTCCCATCTTCGCGCTGGATGATATCACCTGTCCTACATAGCGGCACCCGCGATATACCGTCTACGGGCAACAGTTGACTACTGTCAATAAACATCTGCTCTGTATGCGGCATATCGGGCACGTTTTCGCTATGATCAAGGGAGTTTTCAGCGTTCGGCTGAATTTGCGCTGCTATCGTAATCGGCTCTTTATAGTACGGCGTCACTCTCCCATACGCCACAGCCTGCCCGTCAGACTGATAAAGAGTAACTGTCTCGTCCGGGTGTACCGACGTTATTGAACCTCTCACTATAGCATGTAAATTCATCCCTAACATCTGCTATTCTCCTTTTTATTTTTCGTTGGCAATCTGCCAGCTAACAGCATTAATCATTGTTGATGTGTCAATAAGTGCCCGTTCCGGGTTACTTACCCCTAAAGACTTCCCGTTCTTCATCTTCCGGCGTTTAGCCGCTATCGTAGCAGGCTTGTTAAGCCGGGGCTCTCCCGGCGGCCAGTTGCGAATAGTCATTTGCAAATCGGTACGCGCCGACGGTCCAAGTGCCCGCAAGGCTCGGACAAATATGTCCTGTTCGATGATGTGCCCCTTGAAAATTCTTTCAAGGAAGCCCAGCCAGTCCTTACTTTTTTCCTCGACGGTCTTTTGCATAAAAGGCCGTTCAGGGACGCCGCCAAGGCCCACATTTTGAATGTAAGCGATGTACGCTACACTTTTCCCGTCCGGGTACGTTGACCCCTCTGGAAAGCCTATTTCCAGCTGCGGGTTTTGCTTTGCCAGCTGGCCGACAACTCTTTTAAAGTTGCCCAGCAGTTCCCCGCTGCCGCCGCCCGCCTTTAGCTCAACATGAAAGCCCATTGTACCAACGGCCCCCGCTGATATATTTTTGCATAAGCTGCCAAAGAAGGAAGCCGCATTGCGTCTGCGTGTACCAGTTTGGTTTCGCCAGCACGGCATACGAAACGGACACTTTGCCTTCCGTCGCACTTGCCACGTTGCCTACTGCCAGCGGGCCGCGCATTTGCAATTCGGATAAATGACAGGTCATCAGTTCAAGGAGCTTTGCCCGCTCGTCGTAGTCTTGGACTGCGGAGGCGGGACCATTGTTGATTAAATAAGTGGCGGTGTTGAAATTGTTTTCAATTTGCGCATCCGGCAAATTGATGAACGGATACTTTGCTTTAAAGTCTTCGAGGTCGAACTCAACAATGTTGTCTTCTCTAGACATAGTTAGTCCCCCCTATTCTACCGGGGTAACTGAACCTTCTCTGCCCTCTGGCCCTGCCATTTTGGCGGCAGGCTCAAAGCCATTTCTAAGCGCTTTGCGCTCGTCTGTTTCTGCTTCGACGCTATACTTGTCGTCTTTAGTAGCGCAGAACAGTAAATGTTCTTTGATTAGCCAAAACTCCGGATAGTTTTTGCAGAACCATTCCCAAGCTGCACGGGGGACGTTAGGAGTTACGCCATAAGCGCCGACAGGGTTAATGCCCTTTTCCTTGCCCCGTAAGTGGGCATTGTTACCGTTAAGGATAATGCGTTCAATAGTGCCTTTAGAAGTCGGGATAGCAAGTTCCAAGTCCTGCGGATAGTTAAGACATAAGGTCACAGTATCAGAGGTATCAATAACAGCGCGGTTAGCACTATTGACAGACGCTGCTTTGACCTTCTTTTCTTCCGCTGCCTTGGCTGCTTCTTCCGCCTGCTTTTCGGCTTCTTTAAGCGCCGCTTCATACGGTGTAGGCTCTGCTGCTTCTTCCGTGGCTTGCACAGCTTCGGCGGCGACCTCTGCCGCCGCTTCTGCTGCTAAGGTTTCTTGTGTTTCGGTAGCTACCTCTGCTGTTTTAGCAGTTTCGGTTTTCTTCTTCGTCAATCTCGCCATTTTTCTTTTCTCCCTTACCCTAGATTATACACCAGTCATTGTAGCAACGGCAAACGGTCTGTATAAAATGCAGCCGTAGGAAGTGCCGACAAATTTCTGCTTGAAGCTTGAAGTTTCAGGCACTAAGCGCATTGCGCGCATTTTTTCGGAGAAACCGAATTCGCCTGTAGGCTCGCCGTTAATGCTACGGCAAATGAGAAGTACAGTGCTGTTAGAGAAGTTTTCCAGTTCCGGCAGTTGGGCAAATTTGATGTTCGGGGTATAGCGTTTAATCATGTCCATAACGGATACATTATAGTCAGTTGCTTTACCCAGCTCAACAGCAGAAGAAGGAGAGGTTACGAGAATCAAATCGCTGTCGTTGCGGATGTGGCCCAAAGAATTTTTAGCCAAGTTCTGGAACAACAACAGATAGTCTGCGTAAATTTCTTTAGTAGTTTTGAGCTTCCAAGTGTTGCCGCCTTCACCAGTTCCCGGAGTGATAGCAGCCGGACGGTTAGGCTCGTTCAGCAGGCCGTAGATTTCCATATTTTTGACGCCCAGCAAATTGTATTTGTTTTGAGCGATGTCGATAGTGGTAGCTGCGGCGCGTTGTTTCCGTGCTGCTAATTGCAAACGTGCTTTAGCTGCATAGTCTAATTCGCGATCACCGTAGCGAATGTTAGTTTGGAATACATATTGTTGACGGACCGGATAGGTCGGGTTGACGTCAGCCATTCCAGCATTGCCGTAGTCGGTGTAAGCTTCTACAGCTCCGGTGATTTCGTCGACCTCAAAACGTGCATAAGATGTAGTCCAGTCGCCTTTTTTAACCTCTGCGAAAATCTCGCGGGAGTTACGAGGACCGGTCAGGATCTCAATAACACGCGGGTCAAGATAAGATGTAAATTCTACAGGCACACCGCTGTTCGGGTCGGTTACCATTGCGGCGTCGTAGGCCAAACGCTCAATGTCGGCGTCGTTAGCCATAATGCCACGAATTTTATAATGGTCATCAAATACAAAACCTTTTTCGCGCATAAGTGCTACTTGTTGGTCAATGTTCATTGGCATTTTTACTGTTCCCCTTTCTTTTTGTACTTACGGCCCAAATTAGGAACCGCTCGGAGTGCTGGCAGGAACAACAGCCCCACGCCAATTTGAGATGATAATTACGTCGTTAGCAGCACCGGCTTGAATTACTTCAAAGTCAGTTTCTACGGCACCTTTAACGGTTGTTTGCGCAGCTCCGGTTTTGATAGTACCGTCTGCCAATACGGCAAATACTTTCTGGCCGACAGTTGCGACGGTAGTGGTAACAGCAAAGAAATCGCCTTTTACCTCTACAGATACAGGATAACCGACAGGAACGGTGTTAGAAGCTTCTACATCACCCAGCGGGTTGGTGATTTCGCGCACTGCAAAGCCCAGAGGGCGGCGGTCAGTGCCGGTAGGTTTAACGCAGCCTTCTTTATCTGCGTCAGCCCATACGAAGCCGCCGATGTTGCAGGCAGCGCTAGCAACATAGCCTTTGGCGGTAGATACGATAGGGTTAATAGCTGCATATGCGCCCGGAATACCAATACCGGGGTAAGTGTTTACAGTTTGTTTAAACGCCATTTTTTTACGCTCCTTTCTTATCGAACGCTGATTTTATTCAGGCCTTGCAGATAGTCCGGTACGGAGACTGCGGAATCCATAGCAACGCGGCCAGCGCCCCATTTTTCAGTTTGTTTGCTTCTGCGCAGTGCGTCAACCATGCCTTTATAGGCGGTGGGCGAATACTCTGAAACATTGAAGCCTTCTGCTTTGAGTGCAGCGGCGTAGATATCATCTGCGCTATCATAAGCCAGCGGGTCTACTTTGCGGCCTAAAAATGCTTGACAGGTTTCAGCGGCAGCATTGCGTTCGCGGAAGCTTGCTTCAATCTTTTTGCGCTCTGCTGTTAAAATGCTTGGCAGTGCGTCTTCCGCTAAGTACCTTTCTTCGCCCTCGCGTTCGTGGTCGCGGTCGATACGTTTCGGGTCGGCTTTTTCGCGCTTCTCGCCGTATTTAACGCCCATTTCAAACGCTGCTTTGAAAGCAGGGTCTTTCATTTTTTCAGAAAGTTCGTCGTCTTCACCCAAGGCTTTTTTCATACCTTCGCTTTCATGTTCTTTATCCAGCTTTTCGCGTTCGCCGGGTTTCTTTTCCAGTTCTTCACCGTATTTGACGCCTTCGGCAAAGGTCATTTTGCCCTCGTCGTCTTTAGCGGTTTCGGTTTTGGCGGTTTCGGTTTTGGCGGCAGCTTCGGCGGCTTCGTCCTCTGCTTTGGTGCCTTTCAGGCTAAGCAGGAAGGCGCGAATTTTGTCTTTAGCGGCAGCTTCCAAGCCGGGGAAAAGCTTGTCAGTGATTTCATCAACAGTTGCGTTTTCGTCGATATCTACACCAACATCGCGGGGAGAATATCCGCCCTCAACTTGCGCCTCGACTACTTGGATTGCTTTGAGCAGGTTACCCAGTTCGGTTTCGCTCTTTTCAATGCCTAAGTCAGCGTCAGCTGCAAGAACAGAGTGCAAAGCTTTTGCGCGGCGTTGTTTAAAGCGCTGCACTGGCTCGGTAATTCTAAATTTTGCCATTTCTTTTGACTCTCCTTTCGGGGTATTGTTTATAGCTAGCCCAGCGGGCATACTATCGGCAACAGCCACGTCGGAACCAGCTCGGCCACGTGGCACAAGGGCAACGTGATTACCCTTGATATCTCTCATTATAAAGTCATATGCGACGCCGTCAACCTCGCCCGGTGTGAAGTCAGGCGTATAACGGTAGCTGCATGAAAGCTCTTTAAACTCTCCACGCTCTATTTTTCCGATAGCGTCAGCGTCCTGCACTGATATGGTATTGCGCAGATACGGTGCGTCAAACGTGGTATCGGTCCCGGTAGCTCCTACACGGTGCTCTTTCTGCGGCTCGTCTGCACTGTCAAAATGGTGCTCAAGCAGCAGCGGCAGGCCGTTGAAAGTCTCGGCCGCTTTGGCTAGCTCGTCCGGGTCACGGTATCCGTAGTATATCCCCGTGGGGTTAAGTCCCAGTTCGGCGGCTCCGGGTATCTCCCGGCCATAATAAGGATTGATACAGGCTTTGGATATCGGGCAGGCTGATACGTGCAGATATCCGTTATCGTCTATCCTTCGGGCTGACGGGGCAGCGTCGAAGGTCAAATTGTTATCTTTTTCCACTTTATCACCTCTTAACTTACATAAATAATTTTGAGGTATTTATACGGCTTTTCACGGCATTTTATCCGTAAATTATGCACACAGTTTAAACGGTGTAAATCCTATCCCCGGGGGGTGGGTCTACCCCAAATCTACATTTGCTGTCTGCTACAGTACGTGTAAATTCAATACTTTTCTCCCTTATTATAGCAGAAAAGTGTATATTCAAAGTCCTGTAGTACGTATTTACTAGGTTTCGAGCAGTTCGCTGATGTTTGGTCTGTAAGTGCAGCGGCAGTAGGGAAGCTCGCCCGGTTTCACTTTTTTGCCTACCTCATAGTCAAACAATCCCTCGTCCAAGTCGAATTCTTTGCCGTCCATCTCCTCATGTGATTTACGGCTCGTTTTCTCGCCCGGAATATGTACCCATGTGCCAGTTTTTATACCCAGCTCCCGGGATTGGGCAAGTTCCAGCTCCTGCGTGGCCTTGTTCGTCTGGTCCATTGCAATCAGCTGCGCCTTACGCTCTGTAACGCCTTCAATGTCTAGCAGTGTTTGATAAAGGCTTGCCATATCCCGGCCACGTTTGGCGCTTTCATACACGCTTTTGATGATTTTATCGAAAAATGACGGGGCAATAGTCCTAATAAGGTTTACATTCCGTTCGGCAGCTTCTTCTAGTATGCGTTCATAAGCTGGTGTTACCGTGAATTTAATCGCCACGCCTACCCTTTTTAGTTCCGCCATTAAAGCCGCCCTGTTGGTTTTATCAATCTTGTTGATAAAGCGTACAGCCGCCCGTTCTGCCCGCTCCCGATTGAAGTCCATAATGTACTGGTGGAATTTCCGCCGCAGCACCGCCAGAAGCTCGTCAAGGTTTACCTCTTGCCCCTCAATGGTGATATCATACGCCAGCTGGTCGCCCTTGAGAAATTTCTTGTAGTTCTTCAAGACATAGGGGATAGCTGTTTTCATCATGGGGCGGATAATGCGGCGTATCTCGCGGGCATAGCTTTGCTGTATGCCTGCGTTAAAGACGTGTGGCGGTAGAAAGGTCTGCCCTCGTCTTGTCCTTCTGCGTCTGGCCATTTACTCACCCCTGACTGCTATTCTCTGGCGGCGTGACGTTTTTTAACAGCTCTATCATCTCGCTATAGTCTGCGCTTGGTTCTTCCGTGTCTTCTACATCAAAGTTAGCCATAAAATGGTTGTAAGGGCTGTTATCGCGCGTTTTAAGCTCCTCGCGTACTTCCTCTGGTGCCAATGCTCCCATAGCTATATAGAGGTTATCAGTTTCGGCTTGAGTGCGTCGAAGCGTAGCCATTGCTTCCTCGCTCTTTTCAGAGAGTGGGTTAAATTCGACGCTGATACTTTCATCAATTTCGCCATATTCAATGAGTTGCAGTATCTTTACCAACCGTTCAAGCGGCTTTCTAAGCTGCCTTTCCTGCTGGCTGCTGATGTGCTTGTAATGGTTTTCAAGGTCGCTTTCTCCAGTAGCGTTCATACCCTGCGGCGCAATGCCCCACAATTTAGTTGCTGGCTCCTGAAACATAGCCGCCACAAACTCCATCGCCTGCGATACGATTTCACGCACACCCGATAAAGCTGTAATTTTTACATCTACTTCTTCTTCTTCCTTGTCGATAAGGAGTACGCCGTCATTGTTCCTGTTTTTGGCAAAATGATTTAAACGGCGGTCTATAGACGCCCAATCAGCACCGGAAAGAATTTGTGCGTTGAGGTTAGTTTTGAATATGGTCAAACTGAATTTAGTAAGCAAACGTGCTTCTGCTTCCCGGCACTCGGTAAAGTGAGAAACTACGTCTAATACGGTTTGCGCAAGTGGAATACCGAAAAAGTTATAAGCAGGTTTAAGCAGCGTAGGCAGCTCGTTTTGCGAAAAGTATAATACCCTGCTGCGGTGAATAGGTACGCCCATGACAAACCATGTCTGCGGATTGTAGTAATTCTGGCTCATTGGGTTAGTAGCATTATATTCCCCCGGCGAGATATTGAAGGCTTCCAGCAGGCGCAGGCCTTTGATTTTCTTTCCTAGAAGGCCATCGGCGGTAAGCGGTATCGCGTTTACTAAGTCTTCTGGTCTTTCCCCTTCGTAGTCTATTCCAACAAGACACCCGCCCATATAGCCATTGTTGCAGATAGCTTTATAAAACATATCTTTGACATTTAGACGGTTTAACTCTGATTCAAGAAATTTAATCTTCTCCCGGCTTTCTTCTTTTTCCGTGGTAAGCTTCCAGCCTTTTTCAGTCATTTCAGACGCGATCATTTCTACGCCTGTCCGAATAAGCGGGTTTTGCGTCAGCGCCGTTAAGTAGCCATAGCCTAGAAACTGCGGATAAACGTTATCGCCTAGTACCCGCATGGTGTGAAGTATCAGGCCGTGGCAGGCGCTAATAGCTTCATCGTTGGCGGCTTGTGCGTTTGCGTCCGGATTCCCCATAGTCTCCGGGATACCGAACATGGTCTGTACGTCTTCCAGTCGCGGTTCAATAAAGATGTTATTGTTGTTACCGCTATTAATGACGTTCAGCGCCTTTCTGTGCGTCTCATTTACAGACGTAGGACTAATTACTCTGCTTCTGTTTAAAAGCTCCGTACTGCGGATATTAAGCGGTTTAAACTGCTTCTTTTTCACTTTGTTTACCCCCTGATCATGAAATTCGCAAAGCGCCCTTGTTCTGGCATAAATAGTTTACAGCGTCTATAGTATGGTCATTGCCGTCGGGATATGTTGCTATAAAGTTCCCGTTTTTGTCTTTTTTCAGTTCATAGTTAGCAAACTCACGGGCAGCATTCGGGCAGCGGTTAGGGTCTATGACTATCCGCAGCAGCTCCTTGCTTAAATAGTCGTATCCAGCCTCACGGCTTCCGGGTCCCTTCTTGGCCGCTCTCACGTTTATACCATAGCTTCTAAGCGTGTGAACGCTTCGGGGCTCTACATCTGATATTATAAGCTCATTTCCCGGGTTTTCCTCCCTTATATGGTCTGCAAGCGTCCACAGTGGACATTGTACTTGATAGTATTCGTTGTATATGTATAACGTTCGCCGCGCAACGTCTAGGTTGCCCGTCATGTACGCCAGCGGGTCATTAGCAAAACCAAAGTCAAGGCCGCGTTTGATATTGCCAAAGCTCTTAATTTCTTCGTCCGTTATCTCACGCAGGACGAGGTTATTAAATACCTCGCCGCCAGTGCCGGTAACGTCGCCTAAAAACACATGCCGCCACCTGCGGGGTGAGAATTTACGCAGCGTTTCCGCTTCCGTTACTATCATCGGCCCTACCCATTCAGCCGGGCCATACAGGTAGTTACTCTTGTGTACTATCTTTTCAGGGGTCTTTTTCTGCGTCTCGACGTTTACCCAGCTGCTTAATGACTGCGGCGGGTTGTAGGTATAGAACACCCAGAATTTATCTCCGCCACGCATGAACGATAAACGGGCGTTATCTACTTCTTCCATGCCGTCATATTCTGCCAGTTCTTCAAACCATAGCACGGAATAGTAGCCATTGGATGTCTTAATCGACTTCAAGGTGTTGCTGTCGCTAAGTCCGAAAAAGTTAATCTTCTGGCTGGTGGGCTTATAGATGATTTCAAGCGGCGACAGTCTGGCGATGAAAAATTCAGTAAGTCCCAGTTTCTCTATCGCCCACAGCATTTGCTCATAGACCGTTTTTCTAAGCGTGTTATCTCTTTTCCGGATAACAGCTACATGCGCCGCAGGGTTATTTATGAGCAGCAGTATAGCCACTATGGCGGTAAACGACGACTTGAAACTGCCACGGCCGCCACATAGCCAGTAATATGTATATGAGTGCTGCATTATTGCGTGGTACAAGCCATAAAATGCAGGACCTATACAGTCAGTCAGCTTTATCTGTTTAAGCCTTGTCTCCGGTGTCTGGTTCTGGTTCTGATAATTCATCTTCTCCCGTCACTCCCATTTGCTCTGCCAGTTCCGCAGCTCTGCGCTCCATTTCTTCCTCGCTCATGGTCGGCTGGATAGGTACGCTCTCTGCCGCCGGAAGCGCCCCCGGAATATCAACGACTATCTGCGGCGTGATATTGACGTTCACAGCCTTTTCATTAAACAGCTTATGATATCTGGCCATTCCTTCTGTGCCTGCTCTGTGCAGGCTAAGGCGCTGCACGGTCTTACCTATTAAAACGTATTCTTTATCTGGTCCTTGACCTCTGGCGGCATAGTTTAGTGTCTCGATAGTCTCGACAAGCTCGCCGCGCATTTGTCTGGTAAGATTTAACAAGGTCTCGTTTGCGTCGGCGATTTCTTCCGTTTCGATTTTTTCGCGAAGCTCATTAAGATACGTCTGTACCCACGGGCGCCGCAGTATCATATACGCCCGTTTAGCCGCGTAGGTATCGCCGTAGCCTGCCGCCAGCGCGCTTTTTTTCGCATTGAAGGTCTTCATGTACTCACGGCAGAATTTCTTTTCTTGGTCGGACGCTACGCGCACGTACCCCGGTCTGATTTTGGTTACCGTCGCTATATCCTCTTTAGGTGAGCCGCCTTTTTTGGTATCCTCTTGGGAGACACGTACGCGCCCCCTATGCTGCTTTTCTATCTTTTCTTGCTGCTCCTCATATTTTTCCCAGAAGTTGTTTTCTTCTTCCGGAGTCGAAGCGTCAAGGTTTACTTTTTCCAGCTCGGCCGCTATGGCTTCCGGCGTTATCTGCTGCGTTTCCTTTTTCTTTCTCAACATCTTCACCCCACTTTATTGTTTCACGTGAAACATCTGTCTATTTGTTCCATTATAACACAAGAGTAGATATTATGAATATTCTAACTATACATGTTATAATGTTGTTATATAACTTTTAAAAGGCGGTGTTTGTAATGAGTTGGCTTTTGTATGTGTGCCTTGACCTGATTTTTACCGTATTATGCTATTTAACTAACTGGTTTGTCGTCATTTTTGCTGATGAAAAAGGGCAGCTGCCTAAAGTATTCAAGCTGTGGCAAACCTACGATAATCCCCTTGATATCCGCTGGCAGGTGCTCGAAGTCGTCCCGAAGTTCCTGCGCTATGACTTCGACAGTCACTATATTTATCACTACGAAATGAAAGGCGACGGCTATATGCGTCCCGGCTTCGTACAGCTCTGGTATAACGACTTCACCACAAAAGAACGTGTGCAGCGCTATTTCTGCCGCCTGCTGTGGCTTATGCGCAACAACGCTTACGGTTTTGGCTACTATGTCACCGGCCGGGCGGTAGACTTTTCAAAGGTCAAAGTATTGCGGAAAATCAAGGAACTTAACAACGAGCAATGGTTTAGCTATGTTCCCGGCTTTCTCGCCCCGTGGTCCTTCTACTACTGTAAGCAATACTGCCCGTGGTTCCGGGTCCGCCTGTATCTCGGCTGGAAGATGAAGTTTCTCGACGATTACACGCAGGTAAACCGCTGCCAGATAGCTTTTTCGTTCAATCCGTTCAAGGGCCTTGAAGAAGATAGCACCGGGGGGGATAAAAATGAACTGTAAAACATATGAGCCGGGAGAATTGCGCGACCTGCTCGGTCTATCCGATAGCCAGACTATAGCGGACCAATTAGCCGCCATGTCAGACTTTTCAGCGTGTATAGGCTATAACACATGCGCCGACGTTATAAAAGGCGTCAGAAAGGCGGATTTTCCGCCCTGTAGGGCTTACCTGCTGAATGTTGGGTCAAGGTGCAGCGTCGTAGTTACTAATCGTCCCGCCGGAAGTATGGTATACAAGCTCTACACCTGCAAGGACTTTGCCGAAGCAAGCGAATTCGCGCACTCATTAGTTGATACTCTGTATATGCCGATACCCCGCCTGATGAATCGCATTAATGAGCAGCTTACATTTATCCCCCATTCTAATCGCCTGAACGTATCAAACAACAGCTATAACGTTCTGGTGACTATCACCAACCGCCGGGATTGCACACTGACCATAACAGACAACAATGTTGATGATATCCCCGAAATGCTGCGGGAATATGATATCACCATTGATCCGAAACGCCTGACCAAGTGCCGCAGCGTTATAGCCTTTTACCGGGAGTTATACGGCTATAGCCGCACGGAACTAAATGACTTGACCGGAATCAGTCCCACAACGCTTGACCGTTACGAGCGCGGGGAAAGGTCACTGCTTAAAACTAACGTCTACTACATCATGCTGCTGGCCAGAGTTTTTAACGTCACGATTGACCACTTAATAGAAAAAGAAATTCAGCTTAATCCGCAGGCGCTGAAAGAACTGGAAGAAGAATACTAAAAAAAGAAGGTTCCCACAAATGAAACAACTAAAAAATTCCGATTGTGTTTATATCGTTCTTGGCGGCAACGCCATGCCGCAGGAAAGGGCGGCGCAGTTTTGGACTAACGGCGGCCGACGTATTGGCCGCTATAGTAATAAAATGCAGGCCTACCGCCAATATTGCACCCTGCGCATTCAAGAAGAATGTAGCAAGGCAGGTTTCTTCAAGGAGAAAACGCCGCTTCGGGCTGATTTATATTGCTTCCTGTCCGTGCCTGCGTCCAGAACAAAAAAGTTTCGGGAGCTGGTCGACCAGCGCGCAGCTTACCCCATAGTTAAGCCCGACAACGATAATCTGTACAAGGCCATCACAGACAGCGCAGAAGGCGTAGCGTTTGCTAATGATAGCCAAATCATCAGCACCGCCATTCACAAGCGCTATACAAACGATAATCCGTTTTCTGTCCTCGTTCTTTCAGTCGTCGAAAATGACGAAGATAGTATCATATGGGACGTGTACGACAAGTTCAAGCGTCATAGAAACGTGCTCGATTGACGGGCAATGTTTCACGTGAAACAAATAAAGCACTGTGAGGATTTCTCACAGTGCTTTTTCTATCAGCTTCTTACTTTATACCGGGAAACGTAGCCATTCAGGTTCTCTGGCGGTACTCCCACTTTGGCGGCAACATCTTTATAAATCATGCCTGCCCGAATCAGATTAAATATTTCGTCATGCAATTCCCGCCAAGGGTATATAGTACGCATTTTAAATGGCTTATACTCTGGATTTTTTTCAAGCTCCCTGAATTCGTTGTAATTTCTTTCATTGTCCTGCTCAACGGCCTTTACAGCCGGACTCTCCTGAATCGTCGGGGGGGCTGCTGCCGCTGCCTGCTTTGGCTTTATGCAGTCCGCCGGGATGTAGTGCGCCCCAAAAATGCACTCTGACAAGCCCAGAAATGGGCAGAAAACTACTCCTTCATGTCTATGTAATCTAAAACAGTCTAAACAATTCCGCAATTTATAACGTTCCTTTCAATGACAGATAGTCGCTATCGTATTCGAGTATGCGCCCGCGATAGCTGGTTTTTATCGGTGCTTCGGCTATAGCTCTGGCGATACGTTCGCTGTAGCCGGGCTTAAGGTCATATATCCCAGCAGTATATGTATAAGCCGCAATCCATGCGCCACAAGTGTCAAAACTAAATTTAGGTTTTTTATAGCAATATGGCATATCCGTAAGCATGGCTTCTACATCCCTATAATTCCAATCAATTGGGCAGTTACTACATTTATCCGTGGCGGCACAGGCAAAGCAATAGCTTTCAACCATCGGTACTATGCCGCCATTAATCGCCCATTCTGGCCAGTCCTTTTTATACTTCCGTCCGTGCGTGTCGGCGAGCCAGTTCCACAGTCGCCTGTGCAGATATCTGTAAAACACGCCATAAGATTTCCCGTAACGAATGCCGTTTAATTCGGTATATATCATTTTGCCCCTGTCCATAGTCTACGCTCCCATGTATCATAGTCGTCCCAGTAGTTACCGATGATTAGTACATCTTCGATTTCTTTGCGCGGGAGCGGCAGACGCACTTTTGCCGCCGCTTTGAAAACGCCTTCAAATAAATCTAGCTCAATACGAAACAAGCATGTTTCCCCTTCGATATTTTGGGTTATATAGTCTCCGACAAACAGCGGAATGCGCGCAGAATTTAAGTTCTTTGCATAGACGCCTGTATATCTTTGGACTGTCGGCGGGTCTACTTCAATGGCGTACTCGCCGAAGTATATACCCATTGCCCCGGTCGGACTGCCGAAGGGTATCGCTCCCCGCTTTTTCCAGTTTTCGTAGTTTACAATATACAGTTTTTTGCCAAACTGTACCAGCTGGCCATAGATAAGATTTTTCTCGTCCGTTATATCTTTTGGCATGGCGCGATAAAACAAATCTGTCCGCTCCATGTATTTTAAATACTCAATGTCTTTTTCGCTTATCTCCATAGTTTACCCTTCTTCCGTATTTTTTTATGGCGTCCGTTAAAAACCGCTCTACTTCGGCGGCGGCAGGAAGGCAGCTTATCCCGGCAACAATTTTCATGTTCTTATTCCACACAGTGACGTCCCACGGCGTCCACGGGCTAAAACGCTCGATAGGCCTATAGTAAACTACTGCCATAATCTCGCCAAGGTCAAGGAATGCCTGTATAAAAAAACGTGCGTTTACAAATTCATTTATGGCGCCGTTCATCAGCTCCGGTTCACCTACCATATATTTTCTGTACTTTCCCAAGGCATTATCTATATCGCGCTTATAAACGCAGATATGCCTTTCTGTAAGAAACGTAAGCATTTTAACGCCCCCTGACTTTATAGTAAAGCACAGCAGCGGCTATGCTTACGATTATAGATACGCCCCATAAGATAAAAGGTTCTGCCGCCATGTTATCCACCTTTCTTTACCACGTTACCTTTGACGTCTAAAATCTGATATCGTTTCGCTTTCAGCCTGCTGACAATCAGCATCGCATCTTTCATGCTTTCAAAATGTTCTATCATGCCGTCGCGGCGCGACATGGCGAACGTCGGGCGGTTATCTTCTTCGACGAAACAAAAGTACCCTTTACGGGGAATGTATAATATATAGCGTTCCCGCTTCTGCCCGACGGCTTTAGATTGCTGGCCGCCGTTTTTTGCGGTGGCCATGCGACCGTTGACATCAAATCTTGCCAGCAATACGCACGTGACGAGTGCCGCCAGTGCGGATAATATCACAGATACTATAACTGTTGTCACACCATCCATATCGCACCATTGTACCCGTCTCTGTAAAATTTGTAATACACCGGGTTTTCTTCGTTATCTGCTTTTTCGTTCTGATAGTTTAAAATCTCCTTAACTTTGCGGACCGCCAAAGAAAAGAACTCATTATTCAATATCAGTTGACCGTTGATATTCTCGCATTTTTCGCACAAAATGTTATCCAGCTCATTAATAAGCCATGTTTCCTCTGGATTAGTGCTTAAAATGCCAACTTTGATTTTTTCACCGCCAACGTAAAACTCTTTCTTATAGACGTTTGTCATAATTCGCTTTTTGCCCCCTTCGTAGAAATGTACTGTTGTTTTTCGCGTCATAACTCACACCCTTTCTATGCTTTTATTATACACCCCCCTCTGTATATTGTCAACAGTTTTATTTCGACTTTGCATAAAAAAGCCCCGGACTTCCGGGGCTTTAGATTATTCGCACTCTTTTACGGGTTCTTCTCCTGCTTCTTCTACACATTCCGGGTCAGTCATTTTGACAGCTTGTTCCGAAGCCTGTTCATCCGGCATATCTACAATCATGGTAGCAATTTTATAATTGACTTTGGCCAGTGCGTCACGTTCTACGGCTGACAAGATAGCTTTGTCGAGCATATCACGTGCTTTAATTAATTCCTCTGCCGTTATCCGGTCGGGTTTGGTAAGGATAGTTACCGCCGAATTCATGCAGGCACTTACGGACCATTCAGCCAAGCTTTGAGCTTTCAGGCTTTCTTTTTGGGTAGTTTGGTAGTTCTCTACAGATAATGCTTTCATGTTTTTTTCATTCTCCCTTTTGATTTTATTTACAGGCCGCCATGATAACGGCCGCCGTGGCTATGCCAATAGCAATATTTCTTTCAGCTTTTAGCCGCCGCTGCTGCTTCTTCATTTCGGCGTTGTACTTCTGCAATGATTCGTTGGCCTTGTTCAATAAGCTTTCCATCTTTTTCTGCTGCTCCAACGCCTTCTGCTGCTCCTGCTTGGATGTTTCCAGCTCGGTCTTTAAGCTCGCTGATTCCTTCTGCAATGCTTGCACTATGCTGTTCAGCTCGTTCGATAGCGCCAACAGCTCGCTGTAACGTTTCTGCGATAGCTGATTGCTGCTGCTCAATTCGCTGAATATCTGCTGTAAGCTCGTCAATTCTTCCTGCGTTATCGTTATCACCCGTCCGCCATCCGGTGACGTAGGCGCCGACGCAGAAGCCGAGTGCGGCAGTGAGCAGATAAGGCAAAGCAGAATACAGATAGTCCTTAAAGCCTTTTTTATCCACACTATCCACAAGTTATACACACCCTTCTTTTTCGCCATCACGGTTGCACAAGGTTATATACGTCCGGATCATTGTAGGTGTGCCAGATAGCTTTGCCGCGGATAACGTCGCCGCCGGGCTTCGTGTATTCGTCCGCCCCAAGGTCTTCCAGCTTTATCAGGTCCCAGCGCATATCAGCGTCGCCGCTATACAGGCCGTATCCGTCCATTTCGGCCCATTCGCTATGCGTCCGGAAGGTGTTCGCAGTCACGCCGAATGGGGCCATTTTTGGCGCGCATTTGGTAATAACGGCAACGATTTTTGCCATGGCGTCAATCTGTGCGAACGTTGGCGGCACACTGCCAAAATTGACGCTGCCGTCCCGGTAAATGATAGCGTCCAGACAGCAGCACATTGATACCCCTATATTTCCGGTATTGCGACCATAGGTATGCGCAAGTACGCTGTCTAATGTAACGCCATTCGGCATTAATATTTCGCCTTCGTCATTTATCAGCAGGTGATAATCGTTAAAATACTGTTTGTATCTGCCAGCTGTCCAGTGTCCAGTTATGGTATGCGCCGAACACGCTCTAGCCTCTGCTGCAATGTCTGTCAGCGTCACCAGCTTGCAATCTTCGCGGCTTATCTGCATATCAATTCCCCCTTTTCGGAAACACTCTATCCAACATATAGTCAAGAACACGCTTGACTGCGTTAGCTATGCTGCTATAGCCCAGCTCAACTAGATTCTCGTTGATACTGGTCATTTCGACCATAAAAATAACCATCGACACGCTCCCCGGCAGAATGTCGGAAGCGACTAGATTTATACCCAATGCATGTATGGGCGGTATGACTTTGGCGGCATAAAAGGCTGTGATGATTGTTGCATTGTAAAGCAGCATTTTTTCAAGTATGCGGCTAAAGCCCCGGCTTTCTAGGTAGCCTTTCTGCCATGTTTCACTCTTAAAAAAGTAATGTATAGCTTTTCGCAGGCTGATGTTTTCTAGCGGGTCTTCCGGCTGATACGTGTCATGGATATACTTTTTACTCAAGTACACCCATTTAAGTATGGTATCAAAGACTATCATCAGCTGCGCTAATATAACAACGCCCCAAAAGTTCGGGCCGAAAATCTCGTTTCCAAAAGTCCATATCACTACGGCATACGCCCATATATCGACCTTGAAAAATCTATCTAAAACATATCTTATATTATTCCACGTTTCAGCCATGTTAAAGCCCCCTACGATTCTTTTTATTTATTATATCTAGGGAGCTGTGCAAAAACAATTCGCAGAGGACTAGCGACAGAAATTGCAATTTGCAAAAAATGCAATTTGCAAATTACCTTGACCGCCACCCGCATTTTTTACACCTTAAATCAATAATAGGTGGATGACACAGAAGCATAACTGATTCAACGTTAGAGCTTTCACAGGCTGGACAACAACCAAGTCTCTTGGCAGCATCCATACACGCCAGCGAAAATCTACATCTCTGCTCTTTGTCGGCGTTAAGTAACGCTGTTATAACCTTAGCTGTTTTCTTACTACTCAACTTTAATATGGGCTTTTTCTCCGGGTCATCCCCGTCGTAAATAGAAAAAAAATACTGTACCTTCTGCAACAACTCTTTCATCCTTAAACATTCAATCACCTTCATTCTGTAGCTGTTTAGCTATTTTTCCGGAAAGCTTTTTCAGACATGATTCACATAGGTATATCTGACTATTTTTGTAAGTGCTTGGGATAAAAAAAACTTCCTAAAGATATTCGGCAATACACTTCATATGTTGCCTTTTTCTTATCACAGCAATCACATAGGCCTGCTGCCTTAACCTTCCTGACATTAATCATTTCCCGCTATTTCTCGCATTCCACTTTTTAACAATCTCCAATATGCCATCTTGTATGCTTCCATACAAAACCTTGCCACAGTTTTCGCATTTGATGAAAAAGTTCTTGTCAACTTTAAGTAGTGGCTTTTTGTTCCCGCACTCTTGGCAGGCGTTTATCTTGACATTTAATGTTCCGGTGTTTCTCTTTCTTCTGGTTCTGCTGATCCTGTTGGTAGTAGTCATTTTTATTCCCCTTTCTTGCAGCAAGGCAGGCCGCACAAGCGGCCTGCTATACACTTCCCTAATTAGTTATATAAATTTTTCTTGCTGCCTGCGTCGTTTCGTTCGGCCTTTAAAGCCTTCAATAGTTCTATCATATCGTCTTCTAGCTCTGTGGACAGTTCTTTGCCAGATTGTATGCTTTCAATTAATTTATCCACAAGCTTCATCATTTCCACGTTTTCCTTATGGTGTTTTAGCGATATCTTACCAAGCTGTTCAATATAGTTTTCAATTCTTGCTTGAGACATAGCGAGAATTTTCAAGCTACAGTTATTGTAAATACTATAGCTTTCCTCTGTGACGTCTTTACTGGTAAAGAGATGTAGAACAAAATGCGCGCCTTCGGGTTCTAAAAATCTTTCAAGCTCTTTAAGCTTATTGATTATCGCTTCCCGTCTGGTCTCATTAATGCTCATTTTTCGCAACCTCTTTTACCAGCATTTTCTTAAAAGTCTCACCCGCATTTTCGGGGGGGACTTCTTCATCTACATCATAAAAAGCCCTTTCATTAACTACTGTTCTTTTGATTGCTTCTGCAAAAAACATCTCTGGTTTAATGCCAAAGCCTTCCTGTGCCGTCTGCACTAAATGAACAACGCTATTAACACACCTGTCGAGACTTACACGGTTAGTCATGACTAGATAGCCGCTTGCTTCTTCCGTGTCCAAACTTTCAACTTGTGCCAGTGCAATAATGTTGACCCCATATTTTTTCTCTAAATTTAAAATTTCGTCGTTTAAATTTGAAGCTTCTTCCTTGATGTTTTCTCTTGTGATAATCACAACTACACCTCTTTCAATTTTTAGATATAACCTTTGTCGTCCAACGCTTGAATAATAATGTCTGAATTGTATTCTTGAAGTTTCTTTTTCATCTTAAACCTGTCAATTATCCACCAGATTAATAAGCCGCCACCGGTAAGCAGCATTGCAGCGCCGCCTACATAGTCTTTAATATAGAAGCGGTGAAAGCCGCCAACTCCGAAAAAAGCATGTAAGTGTTTCATCTTTTCCCAGCTTCTAATGTTACGGCTGCAACGCCGGAAGATGATTTCCCGCTGCTCCGGCGTAAGCTTTGCCAAAGCATTTATGCAAAGTTCGTCTAAAGCGTCTTCATAGTCGCTAAACTTGCCAAGCGGATGTTGCGGCTTTACTTCCTTGAGCGGTGGAAGTTTAGCGTCAACATTGCCAAACGACATTCTTAAATAGTCCAATCCTTTCATTAGCGTAACCGTTTTTTTCTAAAAGCGGATATCCTTCATCATCTTTGCTGGTACACAACTTGCCATTAAGATTTTTCGGCACGTCGCTGATTATTTTCTGCGCTCGCAGAAGCGAATATCCTACACTTTTGTCACGCTCTTTAAAAAACTTTTTCGCCAGTGCTCTGGCCTCGCTGTAGTTGTAAGCGAATGTTACTACACTTTCTAGGTCTTCACGGTTGGCCACGCTCACGCAGTAAGCGTTTACGTAGTCATACTGTTTTATCATTGGCAATTACATCACCTCACAATCATACCTGAACGCCATATGTCGCGCTCAACAATAGCCTCTGCCAGTGCCCCGCCGTAACTCCACCCAAAAGAGATAAATATAGCAGCCGCTATATCACAGCTTAATATTTTTAGCACCTTCTGTATTATTTTGTTGGGTCTCGTCTATTGTTCCCCCTTTCTTTGCCTATATTATATACCCCCCCTGCGTACATTGTCAACACTTTTGTTTTAAATTTTTCTCCCTGTCGATATATTCACTATAGCCCGGCTCGTCTTCCAGTCCCTCGAAAAACTCTGAAACAGTCATTCCCAAGCCATTAGCAACTTTAGCGATATTTTTCATCGACAATGTTTCTGTTCTGCCTACTTCAAACTTGGACAGTGTGCCATATCTTACACCCGAACGTCGTGCAAGTTCAGCAGGCCAAATACCTTTCTTGCTGTATTCGCTGTAAATCTTCTTAATTATAAACCGATTAAGCGGTGTAGCTGCTTCCAGCTTCTTTAGTAGTAACTTTCTGCCTGCTGTCCACTTGGGCAGGACTTTGAAAGTATCTTCATATTTTCTCTCTTGATTCATCTTTTGCACTCTCCTTGCGTGTATCTACATAAGTATATATTAATACACTATAGTGCATTTGTCCACAGGCTTTGATGGTTTTTGATGTCCCTGTTTGAGCTGGTAGGCATAGAAACCCCTTACCACGAAAAAGACAAGTATATAGTATGTCTTAATCGCGTAAATAAGGGATTTTCTATAAAGTAAAGACAGGTAGTCCCCGCCGTCGCTGTATAGGTTTTGGCAAATACTGCACATCATCACACCTCTACGTCCTAGCTCTGTGCTTTTCCCCCGTGCTTTCGCACCCGTAGCCGCCAGCCGTGCATTTTATAGAGTATGGCTCTCTAACCGCTGCACACGGTACCACGATAGGCCTTTGCCGTCTCGCCTGTATAGGCCCTTTATCATAACCTATACAGCACATGTACTTATATTTGCGCTCATACATGCGGGGCAACGATTTTATATACTTGGCACGTTGCAGGACCAACATTTTTTTATACTAGGTCTGTGTTCGCCTAGTCGCTGTTAAGCGGTTTCTGTTATTTAGTTTTAGATAAAGTCGCCATTCGCTTTTATATAATTGTTGACAATAGATGTTGATATTGATAGAATAGTTACAGAAGTCATAAACCTACCTTGTTTTAGGCAAAGCTAAAGCGGGCCACATGTCCCAACTTTTTAAATCGAGTTCATGTAGCTTAAGGTTTTAAGGTTTGAAGTTTTAAATTACCCGTCAAGGATTTAAAACGGCTTCTATTTTTTTATGCCTTTTTAAATTGTAACCGCCAACGCCGAATGCGTCAACCTTAAATTTCGGCGAATTGCTTCCCCCCCAGCTCCTGAAAGCTAGGTTTTACGCCGTTTTTCGCGGATTTTCTTACACGAAAAAAATTTATATTGACACAGTCCCGGTTTGGGTTTAAACTTTACTTGTGCAAACTCCTAAAACTATATCGTTTCTCAGTTAGTCTGCGCTTTGATACAGGGACCCAGAACAAGGGTAGTATAAAGCGGTGTTCCAGACGGGGAAAGCGCCATCTCTGGTTCGTACTCGGAGAATGGCGCTTTTCTTTTTATGTGTTATATTAATAACGGTAGCTAACTTGTCTGCCTCTCTCCCTTCATTTTTTTCATTCTTCCTCCGGTATAATCTCGGCTGCTTGTCGGTCGGGATTATATTTTAAAATTTATTTTATACCCCCTCTTGATTATTTGGTATTAAAGTTGTATAATCATATCAAAGGCAGGTGAATGATTTGAATAAAGTAAGTAAAAAATGGATATGGATAGGTCTGCTGTGCGTGGCCTATGATAGTTTTATCGCTCGGCCGTTCTGGCGTGTGATTGACGCTTTGGCCGATGTATTGTTTTTTATATTAAATCCAAGGCGTGTATATGAACCTGAATTCTGGCTGTTTGTATTGATTCTAGTGTTGGGGGTGTTCTGATGTTAGTATGTCTTCGGCACATGGATAAAAACAAAAAGCCTTATGGACCTAATGAAGTCTACGTTGTGAACTCGCTCCAAAAGTTTGTTGCGCTTGTGATGAACGAAAAAATAGGCTGCACATTCCGTCAGCTGTGTGAAGAATACGGCATAGCGGGGCAGGATTCCCCGCCGCCGGATGTTTACGCAATGGCGATTAAAGAAGCTTACTATCATCACGGTATCGAACTTAAAATATCAAATAAAGGGTAGGTGATTGTTTTGACCGATGAAATTAAGTTCCCGCTGTTGAAAGCCAGCGATATAGATGTACGTATCGACGACTTGCGGGAGATGAACTATAACAACAGCTCATATGTCAAATGTCGGCTGCTGCTTTATAAAAACGCCCGTGTTGATATGAAGTACCTTGACGCAATGTTTGGGCCGATGAACTGGCAGCGTAAACACACGCTGATAAATAACGAGCTTTTCTGTTCGATTGAGGTATGGGACCACGACAAAAAATGTTGGGTCTGCAAGGAAGACGTAGGTGTAGCGTCCAACTATCAGGCAGAAAAAGGCCGTGCGTCTGACTGCTTCAAGAGGGCCGCTGTAAATTGGGGCTCGGGCCGCGAACTTTATACAGCGCCTAGTATCACATTTAACTTGGCCCAGAACGAAGCGTCTATAGATGGTAAAAAAATCAAGGTCGCGTTTGGGGTAAGCTTCCACGTTGGGCATATCGCCTATAACGAAGATAGAGAGATTACAGAACTTGTTATTCTGGACGCCAACGGCTACGGCCGTTTCTTCTATCCGGCCAGTTTAAAAACGTCTTATCTCCAACAGCACCCGGAAGCGGCACAAGCACCTGTACAATATACTCAAAAACCTGTACAGAACGCACAGGCTGCCCCTAGAGGCGTCCAACCGTCCCCACAAGGGCAATCACAAGCGCGGCAGGTTACGCAACCATCTAGCGGCAATTCTGGCGCTGTAAATGTCAGAAGCGCGCCTAGTCCGTATATGTGCCTAAGTTGTGGCGTTGAGATATCGCAAACTGTGCGCAGGATATCCGTAGAAAAGACAGGTAAGGCGCTTTGCATGTCTTGCCGGAATAAAGCATTATCGAATAAATAAGGAGTGATTTAAGTGTTTATAGCAGGTTGTGTCTGCGAAAACTGCGGTAAATTATTAAAAACGAAATTTACTACCATGGGAAAACTGATAACCTTTGCCCGTGATTCTGGCTGGTCGGTTTCTAATCACCGCCAAGGACCGGACGGGAAGCGAATGTATACATACTGTGATGACTGCCGCCAACCGGGTATAGGTCGGCCATTGGGTCGGAAGAAATAAAGAAATAATAAAACCCCTCGAATTCGAGGGGTTTTATTTATGCCGTTTTCATTTGACTTCTGCCTTTATATTAATTCGATTACGCAGAAAGGATAGCACGTTTTCCTGTAACCAGTAATACCGTGTACCCCTGCTGCTATATAGTACCTTGTGCGGCACATCTTCCCGAAGGTCTTTTTGTAGCTCCTTATAGCGCTTTCTAAAGCGTTTTACGGTTATATCAGGCTCGAACGTATTAAGAAAGTGCCTAATCAATCGCCCAGCCTGTACGCCAGATATAAAGTCCATTTTTTGAAGCTCTTTCCGGCGTTGTATCTGTTCTTTATAATCATAGTTACGCAAGCTTACCACTCTCCCCAGATAGATTCTATCCGCTTATTCTCCCGGTCCTGATAGTATAAGTATTCTTCTAGCAGGTCCTTGTCGCTACAGGCTTTCATCTCTGCGCGCAGCTTTTTCGTTGCGCTTTGACCGGGGGGGCTTTCAACGCCATAGACGCGCGTCACAGATTGCGCTAACAAATAGGCGTCGTAGGTTTTTTCAAATAACTTTGCTTTGCTTTCTGCGGTAATCATGGCGCTACTCTCCTATTGGTTTTCAAAGTATCCCGGCTTATACTCCCGTTGCAGCCAGTGATAAAACGACAGTTCGCATGTGTGAAATGCCTCGTTGTTGGGGTTTACCATACGTTCATTGCAAACATCGCGTATAGGGCATTCAAAACAATCCTCTATAGTTACTAGGTTTGACAAAAATGTCCCCAGCTCTTCCGGGGACATTGTACGCATTTTGTCCAAATTAGTCATATTATTCACATCCTTTTTCAGCGGGCACATTCACTTCTACACCCCCTACTTTTATTCGCTACTCAATATAATCTGATCCCAGAGTTCGTTATATTCTACGTCGGTTGCTACAAAACCAATGGTATAGTTAGATACCACAAGTTCAGCGTCGTCCGGCATGTTTTCAATCATCTCAATAAAAGCTTGTTTAGTCATTTCCCGGCTCCTTTCTGTACTTCAAAATTGCTTCTTTAATATTTCTATTACATTTCAAACATTTGTATGTAGTTAATTTATAATCATAACTTATATTGTCCGAATAGGATTCGTCGAAAAAAATCCCATCTTTATCAAAAAATGCTGTATAATGCCTATGTATAGGAGTTTCTTCACGCCAGCCTGCGGCTTCTTTGCAGTACGGGCATACAAACGCTTTTTTCATTTTATCCCCCTTTTCAGCCGTTGGCCGCAAAATTCGCAGTAGAAGGTATCATCATAAAAATAGCCGATATCATCGTCAAAACCGATAATCGTTCTGCAATGTGGGCATACAACTTCACCGTCCAACGACCTTTCAAAAGTCATTGGAACGTTTAATACTCTGCTGACTGCTCCTGCGCATTTATCGCAGAAAGCAATGGTATTTGCACCATTGCTACCGTCGGCAGCCACTCGAAGCGTTTTTACATTCTCCCTCGAATGGCAAATATAACATTCTTCATCATGTTTAACTTTTACATACTCAATCAATATAAACACATCCTATTCAGTCATATTTACCTCACCCCGGTGCTTCCGAAGCCGTTCGCTCCTCGTTCGGTCTCTGAAAGCTCGTCCACTTCTATAAACTCGATAGCAGGAATAGGCATGATAACCAGCTGACAAACTCGGTCGCCCGGCTTGTATACTTCGCTGTCAGAGTTTTTATAAAATACGGCTGACATTTCGTTCCTAAAATCAGAGTCGATGACGCCAACAGCGTTTGACATAGATAAACCTTGTTTTATTATGCTGCTACGAGGAAAAATTAAACCAACATACCCTTCTGGTATTTCTACAGCTATGCCCGTATGATACTTGATAACGTTATGTGGTAACTCTTCGACGCTTACAGCGTACAAATCATACCCGGCGGCACTTTTGGTTCCGTGGTATGGCGTTTTTGCGTCCGGGTGTGTTCTTTTGAATTTAATTTGCATTTTATCACTTCCTTTTGTTTTTATAAAGCGACCCGTAAGAATATCTCTTGTCGGCGCCTTCATTAAATTATGAAGGCGCCTATGTTCTGCGCGGGTAACAATTTGTAAATTAGTGAACTCGTTGTTATTATGATTGCCGTCGATATGGTGGACGTATAGGTGCTTTTTTAGATAAAGTTTGCCGTTTACTTCATCAAAAAACTTTCGTTCAAAATGTTCTGCATATATTTCAACGATACGTCTATGTAATCTGACTCGACCGCTCTTGTTCGCATACGGATTGTCAGGGCAATATACCCATATATCACACTGACTGCCGTTTTTCTTTGGCAAAGGTTTGTTTTTAAAAGACGAATTTTTGTTGCCTTTTAATCCATATTGATGATTGCCTTTTCCTGTCATGTATAAGCTGCGATACTTTTTGTTACATTCTCGCGAGCAACACGCCAACAGCTTCATTTTTGCAAGTCTGCTTTGCTTTACGTGAAATTTCTTTCCACAAATTGGGCAAGTACAATTCAGATTTTGCTTGTTTGTCCATTCTCCAGCGCATTTTTTAGAACAGAAGTTATGTTTTGCTTTTAACCTTTGTCTGTGAAAAATTTTAGTATCACATCCACAGTTTTCGCATTTTATGATTTTTAAATGACTCATTTCAAAATATGGTCTATAACTACAGTAGTGTCATGTCTCGCGTAGCAATCCCACGCAGCATCTGTTCTATGTGCTTTAGTTGGCATTTTTCCGCCCGGTAGTAGTTTAATTTTGATTTCCATTTTTTCTTCATCCTTTCATACTGTTTATCTAGTGTCATTTGTTTCAGTTTAAAAGCAATGTAAACTCTATCTGCTGTTGACACTCCACGTCTTTTTAAAAGAATAAGTGCCTTTACTATCTGCTGTGTTCTGATAGTCTTCATTGATTAATCAGCCTTATAACGTGGACTTTATTCAACTTCCAGTTGACAGGATTCCTAGAGAGAATGCCGCAGTTGATATCTTCACTCTGAACGAAGAATGGGCAATCTGTACAGACTTTGTGTTTAGCACATTCATCCTGAATAGTTTTCAAAGCGTCTAACAGTTTTTCATAGTCAATCATTTCTACACCTTCCTTTACTTATATCGCTTTTTACCTGCACGCAATCACTCCTTTCTATTCTATGCCTATATTATATACCCCCCTGTGCGCGATGTCAACACTTTTATTTCAAGCAGACGCAAAAAGGCCCCGAAATTCGGGGCCTTTTCTTTATTCGCTTTCTGGCCAGATGTTTGGCCAAACGATAGCTATAACGTCCTTGACCGTTTCGGCCGCTTCCACCTTGTTGCGCAGCGCATAGAAGGTGTTATATGCTTCCGTCTGCTCGTTGCTGCTTATTAGCAGCACACTTTCAAAGTCGGACTTCGACAACATCACCCATACACTGTTACCTTCTTCGTCTTTAACTCCAAAGCCCTGCTCTCCCTTGATTTGAGCTACGCTATAGGCCGAATTGAATTTATTGATATCCGCGGCCGTGCGGTCGAAGTAAAATGTTCTGTCGCCCTGCTTGTACCTCGTTGGCTTATCGCGCAGGAGCTCATAAATCCCGTACAGTTCGTTAAGCTTGATGTTCTTTGCTTCTGCCAGCGACACCATTACTTCCTCGCGGGATACACCCAGCGCGGCAAGCTGTTCATCCGTTGGGTTATTCGGGATAGAGGTATTCATCAAGTCCGGCAAACGGCGTATCTCGGTAATAGTGTTATACTGCTCTCCCTTATAAACGTATACTGTTCTTGTGTACTTCATATTCTCACCTTCCTTTTAGCCGCTATACGGCAACGCTACCACGTCACAGACTTGGATACTAAAGCTATCTGTATCGTCAACGATAGCGACTACATTGATGATATTGCTGGCATTTGCTGTTAGCGACGGAGCTACGCCCTTCGGGTAGTAAACCGCTGCACCGCTTGGGAACTGCCATGTAACAGTTGGTGCAGTTGCGCCAGTTGCAAACCAGAAAGTTAAAGTTTTACACATGTATGGCGTGCTGCCTACAGTGGCGTGGAAGCTCATGTTTGAGAAATTCATAGTAAGACTTGCAGCGTCATTTATGGATGTATTTATCAGATAGACGTTTGCTGCTTGTTGGTAACTTATGGTGTTCCCAGTATTCGGCGTTGAGTAGTAAGTATTTTCCGCAGTACCTGTAAAGTAAAGGCAGCTTTCATTGTTCCCAGCTCGAATAACGCCGTTAGACGTGCCAGTATTTAACGTTGAGCCAACCGTTAAGCCCTGTGATATATAAAAGTTACCATTGCTATCAATGCTGCTTGTGTTGCTGGCTAGGTTGTTCGGCGTGAATAGTATCTGCCCATTACTGTCTGCCTTTATAGTTACATTATTGTTATTTCTGTCAACTTCTAATATCTTAAAGTTTCCAACTTGCAAGGCTGCATTTTTCGTATAGCTGATAGCAGAATTATTCTGTAAAGAAAATATACTGTAGTCAGTGCTAATGGCTTCTGCTTGATTTGAAAGCCGCATACCTGCCGTGTTATCGGCTGCCTCGGGGTAAAAACCTATGATTTTGCTTGTACCGCCGCCACCTACTCTTAAACCACTTGAAGTGCTATACTTTAGAATACTATTAGCTAAAAAGTCAAGTGTAGCCGTCGTTGCAGTGCCGCCTATTGTGGCAACTTCTGCTGTGCCAACATTGAAAAAGTGTGCCAGTCCTTCTGTAGCTGTATAATACATTGCTCCGGTGGCAGCAGAATTTATCTTTGCTTGCGTTGTTGCGCTATTAGGCTTCGTGCCTAATGTGATAGTTCCACCAATGCCAGCAAGTGCGCCGTCCCTCACTGTTATAGGTTTATTAAATGTGTTCGTTCCTGTAAAGTTGTTATCTCCTGCCGCCGTAACGTCGCCGCCACCAGCACCGGCCACGCTGTCATCAACATACTTTTTGGTGACTGCCTGCGTGTCGGTAGTGGGAGTGTCAGACGGTAAGTAAATCGGTCCTGTAACCGTGCCACCTGTCAGGGGTAAGAATTTACCTTGGCCAGATTCTATCACGATGTCTTTCGTCCCGTCGAACGGTACACCGTTGATAGTGCGGGCGGTTTCTAGTTTCGTAGCTGTATTTGCATTGCCCAGCCATTTCGCAACGCCTGAAGCGTCAATAACATTTGCAAAGATATTATTATTATTAGAAAACGACATTGTTGTTCCGTTATCTCTTATTACGAAACTATTAAAATTATTACCGATTCTGAATACGTGCGGCTGATTGGTACTAGTATTATAAAACAATCCACCTAATGTATCGGTGCTTATTCTTGCCTGAACAGTTTCACCAGTTGGAGAAATTCCAAAACTAATACTCCCGGCCGTTCCGCTCGCTGTACCGTTAGAAACTGCAATGTTAGCACGAAAAGCGTTCATTGCTTTAAAAGTGTTAGCCGAATTAAGCTGTGCATAGCCGCTAAGGTCGGTATCACCAGCCAAGATATCCCACGTGGTTCCGTCCCATGCCACGTTGTCGCCCGCTTCAATGTTGTGGTCGGGGTCTGCCTGTTTGACGTTGTAAACGTCGCCTACTTGCTGGCCGCTGGTCGGCAGGGCGGCGTATGTTTCAACGGACCCCTTATATTTATAAACCGTCGCTAGTCCCAGCTGTGCGGCAGTTACTTTATGGGGGTTATCGTAGTCAGCCTTGTGCGCGTCCAGCGCATTAGTTACAGCCGTAATATCGCCCTCGGCGTTGCCAAGGCTTCCTTGCAGTTCTGTGATATCGCCTTCAATGCTGGTTATGTCACTCTTGATAGTGGTGATTTCTTCGTTAATTGATGTAATACTGGTATTAATCGTTTCGACCGCAGAAGTTAATTCGCTGGCCAGCGCATATTTTACCCAGCCTGTCCAGCTGCTTACCTCGATAGGGCTACTGTCGGGTACAATGGTGCCGAAGCGAACATAACATGCGCCGTCAGCCTGTGCGATAAACTTCTGCCGGATATAGGTCTCGTTATAGTCATCGTCAACATCCAGCCAGCCGGGTCCGGGAATAGGGCCGTTCGTGTTGGCCGTGCCTTGAAGGAATGCCCTTTCCAGTTCTACACGTGTATTGAAGTCAATGTTATCTGTAACGTTTTCATACCAGCGCAGTGTATCAACTATAGGCTCCAAGACGTCTAGTCGCTGGTTAGACTGGTCGGCAGAAGCTTTAGCCTCGTTAGCCGCTGATAGTGCCTGTGAAGCGTTTTCAATGGCAGTATTAGCTGTAGACTGCGCATTGTCAGCAGACGTTTGAGCGTCGTTCGCTGATTTCTGCGCTGCGTCGGCCGCCTTCTGTGCAGCGTCTGCGCTGGCCTGTGCGTTGTCCGCTTTGCTTACTGCCGTATTCGCAGTATTAAGCGCAGTATCCGCTGTTTGCTGTGCGTTCTGCGCAGCTGTTATGGCATTAGTGGCCATTTCTATAGCTGCCTGCGCTGCGTTGTAAGCCTGCTGCGCAATCTCTCGCGCTTCCCTTGTTATCTCGTTCGCCGAATAGGCGATGTTGCCTATCTCATTTATAGCGTCCTCTGTCTGCTGTTCCATTGACCAGCCGGGCAGTGGTCCAGCTGGTGGAACGTATTGAAACTGATAATAAGCGCGGGCCTGTATTTTATCGGCAATGTCTGCCGCCCGTGCATTGCTGCGCGCTATCATAGCCTTGACGACATTAGAGTAATATTCCATGTGTCTAACATCCTTTCTGATTGATTTAGTTTCCAAGCGTTACCTGTAGGGCGCAGCTGCTAAACTTTGTTCCGCCGCTGCTGGTAAGCTCTATCGTGGCGCCTTGTGCGATACTATAAGCCCACGTATTAGCTGCTGCACTAGATTTTGTGTTTCCCCAATAGTGGCCCTTTGAACCTGACTTTGTAGTGCTCCATGACATACTAAGAGTACCTATTACATTTCCGTTAACCTTGACAGTTACAGTATTTGAACCGCTCTGGCTCCAATCGTCATTTTGATTAAAATTGGATACTGCAAAAACTGAAATACTTGCAGCGGCAGCGGAAGCGGCAAAGGTTAAGTTTGTCATACCGCATTTAATCTGGCTGCTTATGAGCGTCTTTTTTGCGTCATCCACGGCTTCATCAACGATATCCGTTATCTGGTCTTTTGATAGCGAACCGATGAATTCGAGCAGGGTTTGCCACGTCGCGCCGTCCGTGCCCGGCTCTTTTATGCCCGCTGTCGTGTCTGGCCCGTTCTCCTTGAGACAGACGTAAAAAACGTTGTTGTGTAAAACCATACAGTTAATGTTGTACTGCAAGTTGTTTTTATAGGTGTACTGGCCACCAGACTGCGCCCACAAGCAGAAGGCAGAAAGCATGTACAGAATGCCGTTAAAGTCTGCTCTTTGCGGTGGGATACCGCCCATTTCAGGTTTTACCTGTGTTAGGGCCGGAAAGCCGTTGATAAGACTTGCAAGTCCGGACGCTTCGTTGTTGCTGTCCGGGATGATGTTTTTAGTGCCTTGGTCTGCGAATGCCCGTGCAAAGGTATACAACGGTTCATTGACGCTCATAGTATCGCCCCTTTTTATTCAGAAAGTGGCAACCATCTTACATAACTAGCACCGCTAACGCTCCATGACGCCCCTTTAGGGACTGGAAAAGAGATAGAACAAGGACCTTGGCCGTATTTACTACGGCCTGCCGTGTACATGACTTGTAGGCCGTTGACGTATCCCGCAACAGTTGTGTTATAATAACTTTCCGAAGTTATAAAGCCATCTGTAGCGGCCACGCCGCTGCTGCCTACAGTTGAATAAGTTCCCATGCTGACCGGCTTCGGTTTGGGTATCTCTCCTATAGACGTGTCTATAGCGTCCTGCACTTCGTCCATCGTCAGCGAACCGATGAATTCGAGCAGGGTTTGCCACGTCGCGCCGTCCGTGCCCTTTTTAAAATCTAGTGACGCAATCTAATGTTTCACGTGAAACATTCAATCTGATATGGTTTCTTCATCGTCCGGAACGAATATTCCGCCGTCAGGCATAAATACGCCACAGTTGAATGGCTGTAATCCGCTGCCGTCAAAGCCGAATACGTTCGATGTATCTATCATTACCAAATCCCAGCCGACGCCAGCACCTACGCACAGCGGGCCACCAACCTTGAATATAGCTAGGTCTTCATCTGACAGATACGACTTGAAAAGAAATCTGACGTGCATTGGGTACGAATTGTAATACATCCCATCTTCGGTTTGCTTTTCGACGAGGACATTTAAAACCGTAACACTGTAGTCTGGAAACAGCTGATTTATCATGTAATTCAGTGTGTACAAACTAGCGTCTGTGATGTTCGCCAGTGCTTTATAATAAAGCAGCTTCCTATATCCTTCGTCATCAAGTGTTATCTTTGTACTTGTTGACTGGTCATATATAGTACGGTCCATGCCTATGATAGCGCCCCATATGTCCAGCCCTACGCCCTGCGCCGTCGCAATGTTAAATACGTTGTCGTAAAAGGTCCAGATATCCGGCGTGGGGTCAATGTTTTCCCGGAAGTCGGCTAGTATCTGGTAAATGGTAGGACTTGCAGAATACTGTGAAAGCAGATACGGCTGCTTTTCCTCGCGTATGTTATCGCAGGCCCTTACGTCTTCATTCCCTCGAAAATCCATGTTCTGACCCCCTAAGCGTCCAGCGCAACGACGGTTATGTTATCCTCGGACAAAACCGGGATTTCATCCGCAGGAATTTCAATGCTATCTACACGGCTACCGCCGACAGGATATTGAAGCTCTACTCCTACAAAATCATTTACACCCGTCTGGATTACGCTTTTATAAAAGCGGCTGGCGTACAAAACTTGTGCCATCTTGACGCGGCTATAGTCGATAGTCTCGCCGTTGAAGTTGGCCAGCACGGCCTTTTTTATCAAGCTTTCATAATCTGTAGGCAGGGATAACGTTTTCCTGATAGTAACGTATATACCCATGTTGATAGTTTCGGGTATCTGGTAGTAGTACGTATTCTCGGCCTGCGTCGTTGGGTCGATAACATCGACTTTAGTGTTGCCGTTCGTTCCGCAGCCGCCGTCTATCTTTTGATGTATAGCGTTGCCGATGTCTTCCGGCTCGCCGCCGTACACACTAATATACAGGCTATGCGGCGATAAAGATACACCCATTTTGGTGATGAAGTTATCGCCCCGGTTTTCGACTACCTCACAGGCAACAACGCCGTCAAGGTCGCTAACCGCTCCTTGTACTGCCGCCGCTGTACCATGCGCGTTTTTCGATACGCTTTCAGCTCGCCGCTGCTCAAATTCGGTCTGCGTCTCGTTGTTTCTGCCGGTAACGCCAGAAGCGTCATTTGTTACACTGTCCCACCCCGGTACGGCAGTGATGATTTTTGTAAGCGTGTTCGGACCTACTTCGATAGGTCCATACTGCGTACAGCGAAAAACGGCCGTAGCTGTGCCATTCTCGTCAATGGTTGTAACAGTGGTATTCAAAAACGTGTACCCGTTCACGTCCTGCACCAGCGCGCCATAAGGTATTATAGTACCATACGCACCCTTAATGTTCCCTGTGACGTAAGTCGGTTGGGCAACGTGACGTGTTAGAAAGTAAATGTTTGCCAGCGCGTCCTGAAAAACGCCCGCCGCCGTTTTGGGGTTTAGCTGGTTGGCTAGCGTGAGCAGTGCGCTGTCTTTCTGATTTATCAGGATTGCCTGACCGTCGATAAGCTGCCCGGCCGGGGTTTCGGTCTCGGTGTTAAGCAGCGGCTTTGTCGGGTCAACGGCAAAGGCTTTCTGCCATTGCTCAACCAGCCGCGCCCGAATAGTTGCCGTGTCTTCTACTACAATGCCGGTATCCGGGTTAAATGTTATTGCCATTGTTGCAGCTCCTTTCTTTAAATCTGTATAGTGACATTCTTACTGTTAAGCGTCGTTATCTGCACTTCACCGCCATCTATGCGACCCTCGTTGTCGTAGTCTATGGCAACTTCTACATCCGTCACGCCGTATATCTCACTGACGATATCCTTTATCCGGCTTCTAAGCACTGACGCCGATACAGAAGATTTTTTGCCAAGCGTGATATCAAAGTACGGAATGCCGCGCGTCATATCAAGTGGCGCGTCTTCGTAGAACAGGCGGCAGGCGTTAGCGGCATTTTGAGCGACGGCATAGTCACCCGACGTAGTGGCGATGTTCCCGGCGTTGTCGACAGCAACATCCCATGCGTTATTGAGGTACAGCGTATAAGCGATAGGGTCGGTATTCGCGTAAGGGTTGAGCGCTTCCTCATACTTGCCGCTGACGATGATAGGCTCTGTTACTACTGGCGGCACTGGCTCCGGTCTTGGCGGCTCCAATACTTCAATCTCAAGCGTGTACGTGTTTTCGTTGTCGATTGAACTTTGAATGCCCTCGAAGCGGAAGGGACCCAACACGGCCGGGGCTAGCTGCTCGAATGTAAAATCAAGCGTCAGTTCTTCGTCCATAACATCACCGCCTAGCTGCTTTTACAAAATTTGATAAAGTCTTCCGGCGGGTTGGTGATATAGTATTCTCGGCCGTTTTTGGTTTTAATATAGTAATGGTCGAGTTTTAACTTTTTCCCCGCCTTTTCAGGGTTATCGTGATAAAACGTTTCTTTCAGCTCGAATACATCAATGCCCCCGTCGGCCGTGATATACGCTTTCAGCTCCTCGACATACTCCATCAGCTCCGGTTTAATCATTGATATTCACCGCCTCAAAAAAACGATTAAACTGCGCCGGACTGAATGCGTCAATTCTCATGTTTTCCGTATCCAGCGTGATATAGTCGCCAACTCTGATATGCGTTCTTTCCAGCTCTAGACCGCAGTTCTCGAAGTGGTCAAGGTAAAGCTCTGGACCGATAAAAAACAGCTCGTCACGTTCAAACGCCTGCTGCACCCATTCCGGGCAGTAGTATCCATCGGAGTTTTTCAAATCCCCGTCGAATTGATACGCTTTGAACTTCTTGGCCAGACGATATAATTTCTCCATTTTCTGCACTCTCCCTAAATTGTTGTAGTTGTTTCGAGGTATTTAATAAGCAGCGTGTTAAGTATAGTCTGATTGTATTCCGCGCCTTCCGGTATGTTGATTTTCACATAGAAAAGTGTGTTGATGTCTCCTACCTGCGGAATAGTGATAGCTTCACGCCACACTATATTGTCGGGCGACAGCGTCACCCAATCCGGATTAGTACCGGCCACGCTAATAGCTATCTCGTAGGCATGTTCTCCGTTTGGGCAGCGCAGGGCATACGCTACCGGGTCGCCCAGTGAACCTTTTTCCCCTGCATACTTTAGCGGGTTCGCCGTTGACAGCAGCGCGCCGTCTGTGGCCCCGGCGGTAACTGTCCCGCCATAAAGTCCTAGTTGTGCCATTTGTCAAAACCTCTCTTTCTGCGATATTGGCGACGGCCGAACTGGCGGCGCCGCTTTCAAGTCGTGAAATTTTTTCACGGGTTCATTGATTTTTGATTTTAAGTCTGTTATAATGAATGCGGTACAACAATAACTTCTTATCTCGACGACACGGGGCGAAAGAACTGTGTTTGCTTTGTGGCTTGCCACAACCGGAAGGCGCCTGATTCGTCAGGCGCTTTTCTGTTTTTATTGTTTACATTATATCACATATCTGCTATAATGGAGTTGCAATCAAAATACATCACCTTTCTGAAATCAGTGACGCGATTAAGAAAACAAGAGGGCGGCCGCAAGGCTGCTTTTTTGTTGCCATTTTTCTGACATCGAGGTATAATATATATGAGCGTAAGCTCTCTTCTACCTACACCTTTTCAATATATTTTATTCCATCCTGACCCTAAAACAAAAAGACTGCCAACGTTCGGCAGTCTTTTTGTTTTGTCATTTTGCAGTCGCAATGCCAGCAGCGGCACCCAGCATAAAAGCCACGGCCATGAAGAACACTAAATTCATAATCATGCCATTCGCTTTCAGAAGGTTAAAAAACTCTTTCATAGTATCAGCTCCTTTGCGTGTTGGTTTAGATAATTATACCACACGCAGCAGGATTACTTTTTCCGCATGGCCGATTCAAATATTTCTATCTGATACCAGATAAAGCAGCATTGCGCCGCAAAGATTAGTAACTGTGCTTCGTATTTTTCCAAGCTATCATAACGGACTATAACCGTTGTTAAAAATATCTGACTAACCAGCACCAACAAAAACGAAACTGGTATCATTTTTATCACCTCACAACTTCTACGTTGACCGCTGACGGGTTTTTATCGCAGGGGTGTTATAAGTTTACCCTTGTCAAAAGTTAAACGGCTTAAAACTCAAAAATGAATTTTCGCAACTTCTTCTTTAACTCCATTAGTAACGATGTAATAATCTGGCAGCTTCTTTTTCGCTGTCAAACCGTATGCCGTCTACCTCGGTAACTCTATTGCCATATTTCAGCACAGGTACAGCCCCGGGTAAATTCGCCGGCGCCGTTACGCTGTCCGAACGTATTTTACTTACAAGGTGTGCTGGTAGTTCATTCCACGTCGTCATTTATTACTACCGCCGATAACATAATTTCTAGAGCTTTCTTCTCTCGCCTTAACCGGGCATTTTTACCGCCGAGCTGACTATTTTTCCGGCGCAAATGTTTGATTTCAGTCAGTATCTGCATAAGTACTGGTTTCAATACCGGTACATACTGATCGCCTGGTTCTTTTTCGATTAACGCCATCATAATTTTTATATTTATTGGTTTCACTATTTCCAACTCCTTATATTTAAAAGGCCGCCCCCTGTGGTAAGGCCATTCCACAGGTATACTTCCCTTTTGCGCCACATTGCTTGTATATAGTGCCGAGGCAGTAGCTGGGCAGCCGTTTAAGCTACTTATATTCTGTTGTAATCTTCAAACCTTAACGTAGACCTAAAGATAAATTTATTGTTTACCCAGCGTTGTAACATTCTAGTTCTTCTAGGCGCGTTAGGTTTATCGAAAATCATTATGTACGGATCGTATCCCATATCTCTTAATGTATATATACGATACAAATCTTCTTCGTGTGTACTATCGAAGTTGGTTAGAACATATACGCTACGATTTCGCTGGCTGCCTTTCCACACAGATCTGTATTCTTTCAGCTTTTCCAGTGTTCCCATATCAGCAGGATTGTCCCAAGCAAAGTGGAGCATACTGTACTTGACTTTATTAATAGCAGCGGCTTTTTCGTCCGTCATAAGGCGAATATCAATCCCTTGCGTGAAGTCTACCCATGCACCGCTATCAGCAAGTTGTCCAAGCAAATTTTCCCAATCAGGACAAGCCAGCAAATTAGGATCAAGCAGCTTTATGTGCTTCTGATCACGCTAAAACTGCGATAAATCAGCAACTTTATAAGAGTTTGTACCTTCTTTTTGTCCCACTATACAAAACGGACATTGTCTGGGACACCCTCTTGTTAGGTATCCATATGCAGTATCTTTAATTCCGTACAGCTCATAATCAGGGTAACAGCGCTCAATATCTTCCGGTAATTTACTTGCAAGGTCATAGCCTGTTCCACCTTTGATAAATTTTTCGGTTTGGTACGCCTGCAAATCATCGTTAGTAAAAGTAAAAACCTTTGCCATATATACTTTGTCATAATGCTCTAGACTACCAGCCCATTCGACTGTATCACCGGCTCCCTTATGCCATGACGATATTTTCATCAATGCAAGGTTCGGCCAATTATGCCCATCTACATCAACTATTCCTATTTTCATGTCAAACTCCTAAAAACAAATTTATCGGTATATCTGCTTCTGCGACTTCTCCAAATACGTCAAGTGCATTACCGCATATGATTTTATTCATAAATTTCCCCTCCCTATTCATTGCTTATGCTAATATCTTCCTTTTCTCGTAAATGCTTGAATTTACTAACGATTTCCCGTGCTATTACGGCTCGTTGGTCATCCGACCACATCAAGCAGTTCAGACAAATACGCACCTCAAATCTACTTCCTCTGGTTATACGGTTACCCGACATCGTGTTCTTATGGCATATATCGCAATTCATGATCTCACCTCAAAATGGTTCTGACTTATTAGTGTTCAGCTTGTCAAAATGTTCTTCCCCTAAAATCTGTAGTTCTGCCATATCTGCAGCAAGGTTATACATTTTTGCGTGCTTATTATTTCCATGTGTATCGGTAACCTTAGCTCTAAATTCGGCAATAGTCCCTAAGAAACAACCACAAGACACTGTTATACCTTTGTCTTTATTTTTGAAAAATGTCGTAAAACTAAATCTACTACCAATGCGACCGATCAATAAATAGTCAGCGTTGCCGCACACCTCAGCGTTGCCGCACACCTCAGCGTTGCCGCACACCCAAGCGTTGCCGTACACCCAAGCGTTGCCGTACACCCAAGCGTTGCCGTACACCCAAGCGTTGCCGTA